ACAAGATCATCGCTTTCTAAAATTTAAGAACGGCGATAGCTGGCTTGAGTACCAGCGTGAGTTTGGGAATGTCAATGCTTTTGATACAATGATTACGCATATTACGTCGTTATCGCGCGATATTGCTATGATGGAAGTGCTAGGGCCAAACCCGGTCACGACTATAAACGCAATAAAAACAGCGCTGCGAAAACGTGTGGCAGAAACTGGCGAGGGAGAAAGCAGAGCAAACAAAGCGTCAACAAAAATGGATACATTGTACCGGGCGCATATGGGAACACTTAATTCACCTATAAGCGGTGTTTTCGCAAACGGCTTTGCTGGATTACGGAATATTCTTACAGCTGCACAGTTAGGAGCAACATTTTTTACAGCGATTACAGATCTTAATAGCCAATCGCTTGCACGAAAATTCAATGGCTTGCCCCAGGTAAACACTCTTAACCAGGTCATAAAGTTTATGAGTCCGATGAAAGCAAAGGACAGAGGTAAACTGGCAACTCGATTAGGATTGATTGCAGATCACTGGACAACAATCGCCTCGGCACAGATGCGTTATATAGGCGAGATCAGTGGGCCGGAGATTACACGACGTATAAGCGACCTGGTGATGCGCGGATCTTTTTTGTCACCCTGGACACAAGCTGGTCGATGGGCCTTTGGTCAACAGTTTCTAGGTACATTAGCTGATAGCGTCGATAAACCCTTTGCACAGTTAGACAAGGGTGTTCGCGGTGCATTTGAGCGTTATGGATTTAGTCCGGCAGATTGGGAAGTAATACGTCAGACAGAATTGCTAGAGTATGAGGGTGCAACATTTTTTGACGTACAAAAGCTGATAGAGCGTACTGACATTGATGCTGGAGAGGCAGAGCGACTAGGCACAAGAATATTGGAAATGATTAACACAGAAACAGAGTTTGCTGTTCCTACTGGATCGCTGCGTTCTCGAGGACAGTTGCTAGGTAATACGCAGCCAGGAGAACTTACCGGTGAGATATTGCGATCTTTTGCCATGTATAAAAACTTTGGTGTAACGATTATGAATACACATATCTTTCGTGGTGTTGCAGAGTTAAAGAACAATAAAAAAGCTGGATACCTGGCACAGTTTATTATTGCCGGCACAGTGTTGGCAGCCTTTGGCATACAAATGAAAGAACTAGCAAAAGGCCGGGATCCTCGACCAATGGACGATCCTAAGTTCTGGGGTCATGCTTTAATGGCATCTGGTGGCTTTGGATTATATGGAGATTTTCTATTCTCTAACGTCAATCGGTTTGGCCAGGGATTAGCTACTGCTGTTGCTGGCCCGGTAGTAGGTTTTGCTAATGATCTAAATAATTTAACTGTCGGCAATCTGTTGCAGCTGGCCCAGGGCGAGGACACAAACTTTGCAGCGGAGGCCGTAAATTTTACAAAGCGATACATACCTGGTGCATCACTATGGTATGGCCGGCTGGCTATGGAGCGATTAGTCTGGGATCAGCTGTCTACAATGACAGATCCTAAGATACGTACAAAGCGACGACGCTTAGAGAAACGTCAGAAAACGTTATACGGAAATTCCTATTGGTGGAGGCCAGGAAGAACGGAGCCACGACGCGGCCCAAGATTTGACAATCTAACGAGGTAAATACATGACCATTAGCACAACGACGATCTCGAAGAGTTATTCGGGAAACGGATCGACTCACTCTTTTGCATATGATTTTAAGATTTTTGCAGACGCGGATCTGACAGTTATTATTAGATCCTCTACCGGTGTGGAAACAGTTAAAACACTCAACACACATTACATTGTAACTGGTGCTGGTGTATCGAGCGGCGGAACTATTTTATTTAAATTCAATACTGGAAATGCGTCGGATGCTCATCATTCAACAAGTGACTTTAGGCCAGCCTCCGGCGAAACAGTTGTAATTCGATCGGAGCTAGCTAACACACAGACAATGGATCTAGTGGCTAACGATCCTTTTCCAGCAGAAACCCTGGAAACAAACATGGACAAGCTCGTCCGTATGGTGCAGCAGCATGACGAAGAATTAGGCCGGTCACTAAAGCTATCGCGTACAAATACAATGACCTCGACTGAGTTTACAACGTCAGCAACAGATCGAGCGAGTAAATTAATAGCTTTTGACACAACCGGTGAATTGAGCATCGCACAAGAAATAGGTGAGTTTAAAGGGAATTGGGCCGCAAGCACTGCGTATGTTCAGCGTGATATTGTCAAAGATACAAGCACAAACAATATATTTATAGTTAACGCAGCGCACACAAGCTCCGGCTCACAACCACTAACGACTAACGCCAATAGCGCAAAGTATACACTCATTGTAGACGCAGCTTCTGCAACGACAAGTGCAAGCGCAGCAGCTGCCAGCGCGACTGCTAGTGCTAATAGTGCGACTGCTTCTGCTTCTAGTGCGTCTACGGCGACGACAAAAGCTGCCGAAGCGTCGACCAGTGCGTCGAACGCTGCAACCAGTTTGTCAACATTCCAGGGACAATACCACGGTGCTGCAAGCTCTGATCCTTCATCAAATCTTGATACTGGTGATCTGTATTTCAATACATCAAGTGGCGTCAAAGTGTATACAGGGTCTGCATGGGAAGATGTGAAGCCAACCAGTTCGGAACAGACAAATATCAACACTGTGGCTGGTATATCAAGCGCTGTGTCTACTGTGTCTGGAGCAAATGCAAACATATCGGCACTTAACGCAAGTGGGGTAATTTCTAACATAGGGACGGTAGCTGGTATATCCAGTAATGTGACAACCGTGGCTGGATTGAACGCAACACATTTGTCAAACGTATCAGGTCAAGCATCGAACATTGGAAACCTTGGGCCTATATCGGCAAACATAACTAGCGTTGCTAATATTGCAAGTGACGTTACATCCTTGGCAAACTCACTAGAAAAGACTTATACGGTTACAGTTACAAACCCAGGCAGTGGTAATGTGTTTGTCCTTAGTGGCAGCAATAACCCAGCAATAGAAATGTTTAGGGGTAATGCCTACATCTTTGACCAATCTGATAACTCCAATACTGGTCATCCTTTGGTATTCAAAGATGGGTCAGGCAACGCTTGGACAAGTGGAGTTACCGTTACTGGTACTGCTGGATCGTCTGGTGCAAAAGTAGAATTCGAAGTGCCATCAGACGCACCTAGCAGCATGAGATACTATTGCAGTGTTCATGGCAATTCTATGGGTAACACTATTACTGTTAAAGATAGTAACGTGTCTTTAGTCGCTGGATCTATAGCAAACGTAAATCTAACTGGTGGATCAATTGCAAATGTAAACACAACGGCAGCAGCTATTACAAATGTAAACGCCGTGGCAACAAATATTGCTAATGTGAATTCATTTGCTGCTAGGTATCGCGTTGGATCTACAAACCCAACTAGCGATAATGATGCTGGTGATTTGTTTTTCAACACTACATCAAACGAATTAGTAGCCTTTAACGGATCTGCGTATCAAGCCACATCACCATCTGCAACAAACCAAAGTAATATAAATATTGTTGCTGGTCAGATTACAGCGCAAGAAGATCTTGGTTCGATTGCAAACGCCGTTTCCACATCGTCTGGTAACGACATAAACACAGTAGCTAACGCAATCGCTAACGTGACTGCACTTAGTACAAGCGCAAATATTACGAATATGGCAGCATTAAACGCAAGTGGTGTTGTTGCGAACATAGCAAGCGTTGCTGGATCAGTAAGTAATGTTAATTCAGTAGCATCTAATATTAGTGGCATTAATGATTTTGCAGCACGATATAGAGTTGCAAGCTCTGCACCAACTAGCTCTCTTGATGCTGGGGACTTATACTTCAACACATCTACTAATACTTTAAATTATTACAATGGGTCTGCTTTTATTGCAGTTGTTGCTGGTGCTATGACATCACTTGCTGTTGATAGCTCACCGTCGCTTGGTGGCAACTTAAATGTAAATGGCAACTCAATAGTATCTGCATCGAATGGAGATATTACTATCGCGCCAAATGGTTCTGGTGAGATTAACTTAAACGGTACGGTCAATACTGACAACTTAACAATAGACTTTGGGAGCATAGCATAACATGGCAAAACTTTTGAAATTAAGGGGTGGCACAACCTCCCAACATAGTTCCTTTACTGGTGCTGATAGAGAAGTTACTGTCGACACAGACAAAGAAACATTAGTTGTGCATAACGGATCACAAGCTGGTGGGTTTCCATTAGCAAGAGCCGATGGTTCTGGAACAACAAACTTTACTATCACTGGGGAACTTGATTGTGCAACGCTAGATGTTAGCGGTGATGCTGATATAGACGGCACACTTGAAGCTGACGCAATAACAATCGGTGGCACAGCAATAGCATCTGTCCTTAGTCCTGTAGCTGGTAGCTCAAGCATTGTTACAACTGGTGCTTTGGATAGTGGCTCTATCACAAGTGGCTTTGGAAATATCGATGTTGGGTCATCGTCTGTAACTGCGAATGGTGGTGTCGTTGTTGATAACATAACCATAGATGGTACGGAGATTGACTTAAGCTCTGGTGATTTAACACTAGATGTTGCAGGAGATATTATTCTTGACGCAGATGGTGCAGAAATAAAACTCTTAGATGGGGGAACTCAGTTTGCAAATTTATATACATCATCTTCTAATTTTTACATACAATCTTCCGTTCAAGATAAAGACATTATATTTCAAGGAAATGATGGTGGCTCTGGTATAACAGCACTTACACTTGATATGTCAGAAGCTGGCTCCGCAACATTTAACAATAACGTCACTGCTTTCTCTGATGAACGATTGAAGTCAAACATTGAAACTATTGATGGTGGTCTTGCAAAAATTCTTAGCATGAGAGGTGTGACATACACCAGGGATAACAAAGATAATGTTGGTGTCATAGCACAAGAAGTAGAAAAAGTTATACCACAAATTGTAAAAACTGCTGATGATGAAATGGGAACAAAGTCTGTTGATTACACTAGGATTACCGCTGTCTTAATCGAAGCAGTCAAAGAACTAACAAAGAGAGTTGAAGAACTGGAGGCTAAATAATGGCACTTCAATCCAGTGGAGCAATAAGTCTTAATGATATCCATGTTGAGGTCGATGGTACAAGCGGTACGACTTGTTCTATAAATGACGCTGACATAAGAGGTCTTATTAGCAAAAGTGATGGTGCTTCTATGTCATTTAACGAATGGTACGGTGCATCAAATGTTGGTTACATTTCTGCATCTGGTGGTTCTACAACAACATCTGGTAATTATAAATATCACTATTTCAATTCCTCTGGCACATTCACTATAAACTCTGCTGGGTTTGGTGGGTCACAATACACAACTGTTGACTATATAATTATTGCTGGAGGGGGTTCTGGTGGTCAAGCATGTCCAGGTGGTGGAGCTGGTGGATATCTTGTCGGAACATTTAATGGCAGTACTGGTGGGAAAACAATAACCATTGGAGGTGGCGGTACTGGAAACCAACAAGGAAGTAACAACAGCAATGGAAGCAACAGTTCTATCTCTGGAGTTGCTTCAGCGGCTGGCGGTGGTAAAGCTGCACAAGGAGGAATACCAGCATATGGCTCAGCGACTGCTGCTTCAAATGGGGGTTCTGGTGGTGGTGGGAGTATGTGGAACACTCCTGGTGGAAGTGGAACAACAAATCAAGGAAATAATGGAGGTAATGGAAGGTCATCTCCTGGCGCTAACGAAACCTATTTGTGTGGTGCTGGTGGCGGTGGCAAAGGTGGTGCTGCTTCAAATGTGGTCAACTCTGCGACTAATGGTGGTTCAAGTTCAAATACTGGAGCAGCAAACTATAATGGCGCGCAACGAGCTGGTGGTGGGGGTGCTGCTGCTTTCTATGGCAGTCAAAGTAATCCTGGTGGTGGCGGTGGTGGTGCTGGCAATGGAAATGATAGCTATTCTACTTATGCAGTGGGTGGCGCTGGTTCAGCAAACACTGGTAGTGGTGGTGGAGGAGCAAATATATTTTATTTTCAAAGAGGTGGTAATGGTGGGTCAGGTATAGTTATGTTGCGATATCAATATCAAAATTAGGACAAATAAATGGGACATTGGGCAAGACTAGATGACAACAATATCGTACAAGAAGTTATCTGCATAAAAAAAGAGGAACTTGATACTGGTGCTTGGGGAGAACCGTCCAAGTTTGTTAAAACAAGTTATAATACTTATAATGGTAAACACTATACTCCTGATGACAATCAAGATTATAGCGCAGAAAGTTCAACTCAAAGTAAAGCATGTGGATATAGATTTGCTGGTGTAGGTATGAAGTATGATGCTACAAATGATGTATTTTATGACCCTGACAAACCTTATGAAAGTTTTGTTTGGAACAGCAAGAGATATGTTTGGGAAGCACCTATTCCCTATCCAGAAGATGGTAATCCTGAGACAGTTTCTGAAACTGACGTAAAATATTATATATGGGATGAAGAGCTTCATCAGTCTGATAATACAAAAGGTTGGGTGCAGAAGGTAATAGCAAAATGACCCAAGTTTATAATGTATGCTGGGTAGAATTTAAAGAATAAAAAGGGGGGCCAATGCTAGGGTTTGGGGTTGGTGAAGCCATCGCAGCTGCGGCGGCTTTCAAAAGTGCTGTGGACGCGATTAAAAGTACAATCGCATCCGCAAGGGATGTACGCGATATTGCGTCCAGTATCGATCAGCTGCTTGATAGCAAGGCTAGAATTGATCGTGCGAAAAGTAAGAAAGCTGCACCTGGACAATTCTCTCTTAGTTCTATTGCGTCGGAAACTATAGATGCAAAGTTGGCCGAGGAAGAATTATACCAGATAAAAGTGTTAATAGATAACCGGTTCGGCCATTCAACTTTTCAAGGAATTGTTGATGAACGAAAGAAACGCATCAAAGAATACAATGAGGCAGAGCGTAAACGACTAGCAGCAAAAGCAAAGCGTCGCAAAGAATTAATAAATGATCTTAAAATTTTTGCTTACATTATCGGCGGCAGCATTGTCGTTGTTGTGGCTATCATTATCTATATTACCTATTCAAACTAAGGGAGCGCACGATGATCGCATACATTATGACCTGGTTAAAAGGGTTCGGAAAACCGGAGCCGGTAGAAGTCTTGACGAATACTACTGTGTCTACATCAACCAAGAAGAGGGGCAGACCAAAGCTATCGAAGTCGGCAGCTGGCAAGACTGTCCAGCGAAAGAAAAGTAAATGACTCCGGAAAACCTGGATCGCTGGAAGGTGATTCCCCGGATAATGCTTTTAATTATGACATGTGTTTACATCCGGTGCATTGAGTACGCCATAAGTCTTGGTGGAGATATGACCACTCAGCAAGCAAGCTTAATATCGGTTGTCACGGGGGCCATGACCGGGTCACTCGCGGTGTTCCTCAATGCCGAGGCAAAAAAAAGTGGAGATACTAAAACATGAGTCTTATAAATACTTTAGTTGGCCCGGTATCTTCTCTACTTGATAAGTTCGTAGAGGACAAAGATCAGAAAGCAAAGTTGGCCCATGAGATTGCCACAATGTCGGAAAAGTTTTCGCAAGAACGAGCGTTAGCTAACATCGAACTTAACAAAGCGGAGGCAGCATCCGGGTCGTTATGGAAAGGCGGCTGGCGGCCGGCAGTTGGCTGGTGCTGTGCGATTTCCTTTTTTTACCATTTTATATTAAAAGATTTAATTATTTTCGGCTGCGCTATAGCTGGTGTTGTGGTTCCAGATTTACCAGAGTTTGATATGGGTACGCTACTTACTGTCTTGGGCGGTATGCTTGGGATCGGAGGACTCCGTACATACGAAAAGCAGAAAGGATTAACAAAATGAAAAAGAATTTTGAAAGCTGCATGGTGATGCTGCTCGAGAACGAGGGCGGATATCAAGACGACGATCGGGATCCCGGCAATCATGGCGATGGATACGGCAATCCAGGATCAACTAATTGGGGAGTCACGGCGAAAGTTTACGCACAGTTTAGCGGTCAACCAGCCACTAGAGAGATTATGAAAGCGCTGAAAAAAGAAGACGTGTATCCGGTCTACAAAGAGTTGTATGCCGACAAAATAAAATTTGATGAACTGCCGTCCGGGGTCGATTGGGTGGTCTTTGATTTTTGTGTGAACAGCGGAGTATCTCGCGCAGCAAAGGCGCTGCAAGGAATTGTGTCAGCAAAAAAGGATGGTCTTATCGGCAGCAAAACTATAGCTGCTGTTGAGCAAAAAGATCCGAAACAAATCATCGATGAGATGCACGATCTGCGGCAAGATTTCCTGGAGGGTTTATCGACGTTCAAACACTATGGTCGAGGCTGGACAACCAGGAACGCACACGTCAAAGACACTGCCCTCGATATGGTCTAGGGTCACAAATGGGTCACAAAATAGATGCAAACTCATGCAACTATATGCAAATAGGAATCACTTTTGTTTGCATTAACTTGCAT